TATGAACAAATTAGACAACATCATTGTGATATTATCATGCATTTTCATGGGATCTTGTTTCACAACATCTCCAGATAAAGCTCAAGCATCCGATAAGACATTTGAACAGTGTGTAGCAGCTGATGAAAATCCAGCGATGGATGACTGCATGAAACTAAAGTGTTGGGACTTTTGGGTCAAAAATTACTACAAAGGGGCCCATAGGACCCCCCAATTACATGCCATAGAGCGTGTTTATGATGTGTCTTTTAGATGCCACGAAGAAATGTGATCAAATGTATAAGAAACGCCTTACATGTTGATCCACTATCTCTTTTAATTCTTCAAACTTTTTTAAAGCTCTAATCTCTTCTTGCATGTTTGCAAGAACTTGATGCATCTTAATAATCTTCTGTCTCATGTCAGCTGGGCTCACGGATGTCGAGTTGATATGCATCTTGAAATAGTGTTCAAGTTTATCTCTACAGTAATCCGCAGCTTGAGATGGATTCATCTTTGATTTAATGACCTTCAAACATGTTTCATCGACTGCATGTTGAGGTATCTCGCGAGAATAATTCTCTCGTATGAGATGACGAAGATCTTTAATCTTTATTTTCATAAAAACTAAATATCAACTACAGCGACTCCACCCGCACCCGACACAAGATACACATCCTTCTTTATAAATCAATCCCTCTACGCCACAAGATCCGCAAATCTTGTCAGATTGAGACTTAGTTCCATCTGGAATGTAGGACTTCAATACTCTAGCGATTGCTTTAGAAAATGATTGCAATCCGCTGTGCTTATCTTTCTGAAGCTGTTCAACCATGTATTGTACTGGTACACCATGTCGCAGTGCCAATGACAAAGTTCTTGTCATAGATCCATGATTCGGATTTGAAAACAACTCTACGACGTCCTTGAATAACAGTTGATCATCATCTCCAATTGGAATCTGAAGATTATAGGTTGCTACCCCATCCTTCTTACCATTCTTAATCAATGTACCTGTCTTGGCCTTCTTTGGAACCTCTACGTGATGTGATAAACCGCAGAAGATCTCGTATGGCATTCCTTCAAGCTTACCAACCAACACCAGGTAGCTCTCGTTTTCACCAGATGACCTCACATTAATTCTATGAATATCACAAGTTAATTCCCTAGGTCGCTTTGGCGCGTGACTTTCTACCATGGCCTCAGGTTGACCATCGACATCTACTTTCTTCTCTTCAGGCTTCGTTTCAGCAACCAAGACGCCAGTACGGCATCCATCACGATAGATTGTTACACCCTTGCATCCAGTCTCCCAACCCCTCATGTAGATGCCCTTAACAACATCGACCGAAGTTGAATTTGGAATATTTGTGGTATTTGAAATTGAATGGCAGATCCACTTCTGCGCCGCGGCTTGGAGGTCGACCTTCGCGACCCAATCAATCTCGTTGGCGGTTCCACCATGATATGGAGATTCAGCAACGTTCTTCTCGGTCTTGTGATTAACCTCCATCCACTTCTTGAATGCGTGGTGATAGACCATGAACTCCTGCCACTTGTCACCGAGTGGATCCACGAAGTCGACCTTTGCATTCGGATCATCGCCGTTGACCTTCTTACGGCGTTTGTAGAACAACATGAATGCCGGCTCGATACCGGATGTAGTCTGGGTAAGAACCGAGACTGATCCGGCAGGGGCTGTTGTCGTAAGAGCAATGTTTCTACGACCGAACTTCTTATAGTCAGCAACTAGATCTGGATTTGCTTCTAGGATCTGCTTGATGAAGGGATGGTTTCCTTCGAGCTTGTGCGAGAAGACCGGGAATGAACCACGTTCCTCGGCCATCTTGATTGTTGACTTGTAGGCAGATAGGGCCAAGGCCTTGTAAAGAGACTCTGTCATCTCAATGGATTTCTTAGAACCGTAGACGAATCCCATAGCTGCAAGGGCATCCCCAAGAGCCGTGATGCCTAGACCTGTACGACGACCTCCTAGAGCGGCAGACTTAATTTTGTTCCAGAGGTCTAACTCTGGTCTCTTGACGTCATCTGGCTCTGGATCATTCTGGATCTTTGCAATGATCTTGTCTACGGCCTCTATCTCAAGATCAATGAGGTCATCCATGAGCCGTTGGGCCTTGACCACTGTGTCCTTCAATCTTTCATTGTCGTATGCGGCGGCAGACGTGAAAGGATTCTTTACGAACTTGTAGAGATTGACAAGCAGCAATCTGCAAGAATCGTAAGGGCTTAGAACGATTTCACCGCATTGCTCGCTAGCGATTAGTATATCAACTGGATTACGGAAGCTTTCGACATTTTCTTGTCCAACTTTGAAACATAATGTGTGAATATCATCCACAGTTCCGTTGTACACATCTTCATGTCCAGCGAACTCAACAGACACAACACGGTGGTTATGAAGTGAAGCCTCAGATTTTAATTGGTTCCACGAATGAAACCCATGCTTTGTCCCAAGTCTTGCAGGAAGATTATTTGATTTGCAGGCTTTTGTCCATTCGTCGCACAATGGATCTCTGCCAAGATCAAATCGCAGCTTCGTATAAACATTTAATTGCTCAACTTTATTTTTCGAACCTGTAGCTTCGTGTAGCTTTTGGAGCGAAGCTACACGAGCTGCATTCTTGCCAGCCTTGCGATTTGCATAGTAATTTGAGCATGAGTGACCGCAGAATGAGATTTCTCTTCTATCGTATTCATTCCAAAAATTAGTCTCACACCATTCGCACTTCTTTTCAACTTGCAACTCATTATTGAAAACTCGCCACGAATAACCAGATTCTTGGGCCTCAAGAGCTCTCTTTGCCATTCTTGGATCAAGTGTCGTAAGCTCGTTTGAAATTCCCAGTTTATTAGCGACACCTGCTGCAACTTGAGAGAATTTCTCGCCGTTGAGCCTGAACGAGTTCAAATACTTTGGCAAGTTATTTTGCTCAGCATAACGTTCCCAATCTCCGCCGCTAGGACGTCGTCCTAGCGAAGAAACAAGGATTTCGATATGATTCATTAGTTCTTCATTATTAACTTCATATGCCCTTGGGTTGTTTTCACCTCGAACTGATTCTGACAGTTTAGCTAAATATGCAGCAAAACGTGTGGGATCAGCTTTGATCTTGAAGATAGGATTGTTCTCTCCTTTGATTAAGGATGCGTGATAAATGTCATGGTCCTCTTTACTCATCAGGTGCAAATTATTGATTGCATTATTAGAGGCATTGAAATCGACGTGATGAATTACCTCACGCAGTCCTACTTTTCGACCATGATGAGCCTCCCAGACAATTCTGTGTTCTGCCTTCCAGGATTTGGAATTACAATCTTTAACCCAAACATAATCTTGCGATTGAGTGGCGCGCAGTCCAGGTAGAACTTCGTTGAACTTTGCATGAGTTTTCTGAGCAATCCATAATGAATCGCCAGATTGAAGTTCTTGCACAGTCTTTCGTGTTCCATCACGAAGTATCATCGTGTGATTACCTGTTGCTTTGAACGTATGACCGCCTTCAATGGTGACCTTGTAGACAGGCATGCTTTTCCCCGTACAACGCGGGTTTCTCATGGTCTTTACAACGATTTTTCCTGTGTCATTATTGTAAGCGTAAACAGGAACATCTACACCAGAAGCAGCCAAATCACCGATAGAAACATATCTGCGACCATCAGCGACAGCAATTTGCGTGTCATAAGCAAGACATGGGTTTGTTGATGTAGAACGGTATTCGGGATATGCTTCCGTCGGAGTACGCTTCTTGACTGTGTCCCAAAAGAGTAGACCTGGCTCCGCTGAAGCCCATGCTGCCTCGATGATCTCGTGCCAAAGTTGCTTAGCATCAACATGTTCTTCCACGGTGTGCTTCGCGTCCTTCTCAACCGGGAACCGAAGGTGTACCTTGTCACCATCCTTCACAGCCTGCATGAACTCATCAGTGAGACGGATGGAGATGTTTGCACCGGTGACCTTCTTGAGGTCACGTTTGATGTTGATGAATGTGCGAATCTCTGGATGGTGAACATCGATAGTAAGCATCAATGCTCCGCGGCGACCTCCTTGAGCCACCTCTCTGCAGGTATTGGAGAATCTCTCCATGAAGACACCGATGCCGTCGGTAGTACGGGCAGCGTTGGCCGTCACAATGCCCTTAGGGCGGATAGTGGAGATATCAAATCCGACCCCGCCGCGGCGCTTCATGATCTGAGCCTGTTCCTGATCAGCCTTAAGTATGCCGGCATATGAATCATAAGGTGACTGAATCACGAAACAATTTGACAACGACTGATATTGAAATGCATTTCCAATTGCAGACATCGGTGATCCTTGAGGAACGATTGGTCCCAGACCACGGGATTCCGCAGCCAATTCATCTAGAGACATCTTTTCAATCTGAGATGCATCAAGATGATCGACGTCTGCCAAGAGACAGAAGATATCCTTTTCCGACATTGGATTAGGATACTTCTTCTCTATCCTCGCAAATTCCTTTGCAAGTCTGCGGTGCATGTCTGACGGAGTCAACTCCAACAGATCACCCTTTGGAGTCCTGAGGGCGTACTTATCTACGAAAACCGATGATGCTAACTCATCGCCGTTAAAATACTTGAGTGATGCTTGATATGCTTGTTCGCGTGTATGTGACATATTAGACTCTCAAAAAGGTGGAAGGGTAATTATATAACGTTTGCCTCAAGAGTACTCGGCTTTTGTAGAGAAAATTCTTTCTTCATCTCCTGCCACTTGGCTCTTAAAGCTTTCTTTTGTGCTTCATCATCAGTTGCAGTGACAGATTCTGGCGAATCTGCTGCACCAACAATTTCAAATTGGCTTCTTGCCGTATTGATTTTAGAAGGATAAACCAGACCATCTCTACCTGCACGGTTCTTTGCAACGTACAACCTACCCCATCCAGATGCCTTCTCATGTGACCTTCTAGACACAGAGATGATGAAGTCACAGATCATTGCCTTGCCGTATGCTTCTGACATGTTCGTCATGTCAATGATTTCTGCATTTGCTCCCTCTTTGTTGGATTGTGATGCAGTCCAGACAGGAATGCCATATTCCATCGCAAATCCTCTAAGCTCTTCATATACGAGCTTTAATTCATGACGCAGAGAATCAAACTGTCGAGTCGATCTCATAATGTCTGCATAATCGATGATGATGATGTCTGGTCTAAAGCCCTTCAAATCCAATCGTTCGACATGTGATCGAATAGTGAAGATGGATGCTGTGTTCGTGGGATATTCTTTAATGAATAGCCGACCAAGGTGCTTGTTATCGTCATAGAACTTTTTGACCTCATCCTTGCGATCCATGACTTCATTAGAATCCATGTCACAAAGATTAGAATCATAACGGATACCTACTGCCGTTTCAGACAACTCAAACGTGTAATGAAGAACGTTCTTTCCATGCCTCAATGCATTGGCACCAATCATCGTAAGGAAGTGGGATTTACCTGAACCTGATCCACCAACCACACAGAGCAATTCGCCTTTACCAGATCCTCCATTAAGCAATTCTTTCTTATCCAATTCTGGAATGCCTGTTGGAATAGTATCTCGCCGAAGTCGGGTAAACCTTGCGTCCATCTCATTAAAGAAGTCGTGACCTACAGACGGTGCAGTTCCAACTTGGACGGCCTTCTTAATTGACTCTACGATGGATTCATATTTATCTGCCTGCATTTGATCGACTGCATTCTCAAGAGCAGCCTTAAGAGCTTGCTTTCGACAAAAATCAAGCGATTTATCTTTCACAAATTGCAAATCTCCTGGGTCTGGATTTGCCTTCATCCGTTGGAGATATTCAATGATCTGATCACGTAGAATTGTGTCTGTTCCTACCTTAAGGTCTTCTCTAATGATCGTTACAAGAAGCTGTAGCGTTGGAAAGACCTTGTACTTCTTTGAATATGCAAAGTAACGATCTGCAAGAAACTGAAGATATTTCAATTCAAAATATGATGAATCGAACACTTCTGTCATTTGCTCTGCCCATTTTTGATCTGTTAGCAAAGCCTGACCAATCTTTTCCTGAAATGATTTACCATAGGTACCGAATGTTACCTTGGATGTTGTTTTATTTTCGTAATCAGACATTTCAATCTCCGGTCGTGTGATGAGTTGCAGTCACACATTTTAGATCGTAAAAGAATCCCTCGATGTCAAAACCTTCAATTCCTTCTTTGACTAACGCTCGAATTAACCCCATCCTATCTGTCTTTGGCTCAAATGTATCGATGACATATTGCACCTTCGAAACTTGATCTCCAGACAACATGCTACCATCAAGATGTACCAGCTTCCAATTTCTTCTGACGTCTTCAACGCTGTCCATAATGCGGCGATAAATAATAGACTCGTCAACGTGCGCTTGACAGTAGTCAATGACTTCCTGTAGAATTACCATCTGGTCGCCGCCCAGGATTGGAATTTTTGATGAAACTTTTTTAAAACCGACACCTTTTATTCCAGGAACGTTGTCTCCTGAATCTCCGCATATCGCCTTTGCGATTGCGAAGTTGTGGGTACGAATCCTAAACTCATCAAAGATATCTTCTGCAGTCACTATCTTCTTCTTGTGAAGACTATAGATTCTTGTTTTATCATTTAGGAGTTGATACATGTCTTTATCAGAAGACACTATGATCTTATCTTCACCCCTGAGAGGACCTGAACATAGATGTGCGATGGTATCATCTCCTTCGCAATCTGAAACATACACCTGACAAACAGGGACAAACTTTAACATTCCAAGCAATGACATCAACTGATGTTTCTTGTTCTCTTCAGAATCTGGTATGTCATCGCCATAGAAACGATTCAGCTTCTCAGGCTTTCTACCCATCTTGTATTCTGAATATAATTTCCTGCGGCGTTGCGAACCACCACCTTCCCAGACGATGTAAATCTTGCAAGGCTGAATCTCTCTCGTGATTCGTTGCATGGATTTAAGAAACCCAACACAACCGCCCATCTGCTCACCATTCTTGTTCATGGTGGGATAGGCTGCCCAGGACCTTATAAAAAGATTCTGGGCATCGATTATCAATATCGGATGATCTTGACTCAATGTTGTACCCTAAACGCCAGTGCTACCAAATCCACCTTCGCCTCGATCCGTCTCTGATACTGTCTTAGCCTTCTGGAAGATCGCTTGAAAAATCGGAAAAAACATTAGCTGTGCAATCCTATCACCTTTTTTAACAATAAAATCTTCCCGGCCTGAGTTATACAGGATCACCTTTACCTCCCCACGGTAATCGTTGTCTACGAGCCCGGGAGCATTTAATACCTGAATTCCACTCTTTGCTGCAAGTCCAGATCTGGAACAAACCTGTGCTGCAAATCCAGATGGAATTTCCATCTTCAATCCCGTACCAACAACCAATCGAGATCCAGAAGGAATTACGACGTTGTCTGTTGACATGAGATCACACCCTGCAGAACCTGATGTTTGGTACGCAGGAATCAAAGAATCATCATCAGTGATTACCTTGATCCAAATTGGATTAGTTGGTCGTTCAGTCATCTGATCCTCCATCATCAGTAACGTTGTCATCTACTTCATTTGAATCTACGGCGGGGCCAGTAACTAGCGTCAATGCACAATCAACTGCTTCCATCAACCATGGACCATGTTTGGCATCGCGTAGAAGTTCACCAAACTCAGACTTATAGAATTTCTTCTCTACAACGACCTCGCCTGTCTTATCATCAACGACACTGAGCTCTTTCCATGCACCTTCTCCAGAAATATTGATTGTCTTACCTTTTCGTTTGATGAATCCAGCGTCCTTACAATAAGAACGAACCTGGTCGAAAAGGTATTCATCCTCGACAATTCCCTTACCAAAGATGATGTCAAATTCGCACTTACGGAACGGAGGAGCAACCTTGTTCTTCTTAATCGTGGCAATAACGTGAATTCCAATAACGTTACCAGCCTTGTCTTTTACTTGTGTTCCAGACGTTAGCTTCAATCGAATTGATGCATGATAAGGAATTGACTTTCCTCCAGGAGTAACATCAGGATCGCCATGCATTACTCCGATGGCCGTACGCAATTGATTTAGGCATAGAAGAGTTACATTGTTCTGCCCAATAACTCCAGTGATCTTACGCATGCCCTTTGAGATGACTCGGGCCTGAAGACCAATTGTGTTATCCTCATATTCACCATCAAGCTCTGCCTTAGGGGACGTCGCTGCTACTGAATCCCAGATGACTAGAATCGGAACATTCTTATCAAGGATCTGCTTGGCCTTTGTGATTGTAGACTCGATGATCGAAAAGACTTCTTCTGTGCAGTGAGAATCGCAATACACAAATCGCTTACGAACATCGATTCCCATTGTTGCAAGCTTGGCTACAGGAGTTGCATTCTCGGTATCGACATAAACAACGAGACCACCAAGCTTTTGAGCCATGGCCGCGGCGTGATAGGCAAGATGAGACTTACCGATAGAGGGAGCGCCAGAGATCTCAATGATTCGACCCTCAGGGTAACCACCGTGAGTGGCATTTCGAATTGCATAGTTTAGTTGAACGGAACCTGTGTCCAACCATCGTTTGACAACCGTCGGGGCTTCATCTTCCCCGAGGTTATATGCAATCCTTTGACCAAATTCCTTATTTAGAGCCTTGATCAGGTCATTTGTCATGTTCGCTACTGTGCTGTCATCTTCAAGATCATCAACCTTTGATTTCTTTGCCATATGTTCTGTTATTATCCTCTTAAGTGTGGTGATAGTACAAACGCCGGAGACCTATTTGATCCCCGGCGTTTTTTATGTTTCAATCAAATAAGAATCACTCATTCATGAGATCAGCAAAGGCATCATCGAGCGATTGTTTCTTGCCGCCATCGTCTTCCTTCTTTGACTTCTTGGCCGCAGGCTTCTCAGTTGATGCTGACTTAACCTCCGCAACGAGATCATCAAGAGCGTCGGTGGTTGCTGGACCTCGAGAAACCTCGAGACTTGAATCTGTTGTTCCACCGTTGAGCCAGTTATTAAGAACAGTCTCAATCTCTTGTGTTGACTTGAGACGATACATGTCATCCAAGTTTGGAATCGTGTTCAACCATGTCTCCATTTGCTTTGCATCTTCATGAAGCTTTGATGGCCTACGAGCAGGATCAACAACTGTATCGTTGAATTGCTTTCCTGGTGGCTTTGAGATCGATATCTTTAGATCAAACCCTTCAGTTGGAGAAAGAATATCACCAACTTCTTCATCAAGGAAGAAACCAAGCATTCGTTGATAGACAAGCTTACCAAATGCCCAAACCTGAACTCCCTTGTCTTCCTCACCTCGGACGATGACTGGGGCATAGCAACGCATCTTTGGTTGTAGCTTCTTGGCAAGATTGCGATCATCTGGCTTACCACTGCTATATAGCTTTCGAATCAAATCATTGATTGGATCTGGTTTGCCGAATTGGTGGGGTGTTAGAATACCTGCATTTTCACCGAGGTAATAGAACCAACGTTCTGCAAAGGGTTGGCCGTCTGGTGAATTCTTCCAGGGTAGGCAGCGAACCTTGTGTTCTCCAAGCTGTGGTTTCCACATTTGGATCGATGAGGTCTTCTTAACACCGCTGAGCTCTGCAACACGACGCTTAATTGCTTCTAGATCAATAGCCATTTTGTTTTTTCCTTTTCCGTTTCCTGTTTCCGTGATGGCAGGAATTTCTGTCATCCTGCTCCATGCAGGTGATCATTACCCTACCATTAACTTTTAATTGTGTTCAACTTTTAAATTCACGCCCAACTTGGGTTTTTTCGCTTCTTGCTCTTCTTACGAGATCTTGATCCAGGAACTGGTAGATCTGGGCTCATCCCAAGAGGCAACGAAAAGCCGGCTATTGCGCCGGCACCACTGAATTCATCAAGTTCTTCATCTTCTTCCGAACCCTTATCCTTATCCATTTTCTTTTCACCATTGTCAGGTGAAACGAGTTGTGATGCAGTCGGAAGGCTGTTCTCTTCCATGATTTCAGAGATCATCATCCGAATGTACTCACGAAACTCTTTGTTCATAAGGATTAAATATCAATCAAGGAGTCCAGACACCACCAACTTTTTCTTGCATGGTGGAAATATAGTCGGCAGTCATAACAGCAAAAACTAGAGGATTCGTCTTTAGACAATACGGTTTGTTCTCGTCAAGAACAAATCCATCATTAAGAAGAATCGAAAGATACTCATCTGTCTTTAATTTAAGACCGAATGCCTGACACATGTGAACACTTCGTTGCGGAGTTGACATATATTGCATGTCCTTGTTGTATTTGTACAGCTCACCGAGCTTGTCACGGTGCCAATCAGATTCCTGAGGAATATAATAATCTGTCACGGTCCCATCATCATTTGCTAGACCTACCTTACCAAGGTCATGAAATAGACAACTAATGATTAATGATTCCTTAGGAACTTCCCAACCATAAGTCTTCACAAGCTTCATGGCATTGGACAGGACTCGAAGGGAATGCTCGACTAATCCACCAACCATACAATTATGATAGTCTTTACGACTTGATGCAGGACATAATGCCAACTGCTCGCCAAGAGAATCAACCATCTTTAAGGCTGTTTCTGATCGATCACCAAGTTTCTCGCACAACGAACGGAACTTGTCAAAGTTTGCTGCAATTTCTTCTGGTTCTAGTGACATATTGTCCTATCGTAATTCTTTTAAAATTGGTGTACAAGTTTTTACCTTGAAATTTCCTCAATTTTTAGAGGGAACGCCTGATCATACCCAGGTACCTTTATCTTATTGATCTTGGCCACATCATCCAATCGATCTGGATGAACATCAAGAATTAATGCATCGTGTAGGACGAAGACAGGCCGCACTCCTTCTGTTCCCAAGGCATCGATTACATTTCCGAATCCCATGAGAGATACATCTACGCCGGTGCTCTGAGCGTAATAGCTCACAAAGATGTTGTCCTGTGGTCGGTCAACAGTCAGTTGTCTTCCAAATCGATTTTTGATGTACCCTGTCTGTTTGTGCTCTTCCTTGAGCCTCTTGATCAAGGCGCGAGTATCGATGTATTCTTCTATTTGTTTGATCACCTTGGTGACCTTGTCTTCCGACACTCCCAGGTTCAAGGCCACCGTCGTCTTTGAAGATCCATATAGGACTGATAAGACTGCTGCCTTCACAAGGTCACGAGGCATTCCGCCGAATCTTTTTGCCAACATTCCATATAGGTCAAATTCAGGACAATCGTTTCCAGATTCATAGAGCAGGATTCGAGCCTCCAAAGAAGCAAAATCTATAGAGATGATCTTACCATCCTGATGGGACGGCTTAATGATGGGACGATATTCTTTCTTAAGAAGGAGGATGTTTGGACCTGATTCGACGACCAGACGACCTGTCACTGTGCCAAATCTATCATATACCGCAGGTGGTGCATATCCTCCTGCTCTAGGACGGAACGATTCAACAACGCTAGCATTCATTGCAGATGCATTGACGATCTCTGAGACTCTAGTTCCATCAGTCTTTGCAGGACGAATTGCATTTAGGATCCTGTTTCCAGGCATCCATGCAGTTTCATAGTACAAAGTTGAAATGTCTTGATTGTCCTTCACGTAACAAATGACATCATTAAAGAATTCTTTGTATTTTGAAGGTGGCATCACCATTGACCACGGAGGAGGTGAATCCATCAATAATGACATCGCCTTTCTATAAGATTCAGGAACTTTAGGAGGGTCTGCAGTAGAACTTAACTTAAGAACTGAATCAAAACATTTAGAAGAATCATTTTTAATTTGTCCACTAAAATGCCAGACTTCACTTGGTATTTTTTCTATCCACGTAAATCCGTCAGAAGAAATCAACAAATTCTTTTGAGAGCCAATCAAGCTTGAATCAAGAACTACTTCCACTAAAAAATTTTAGTAACTTTAGTCATGTATTTACAAAGAATTTAGTCATTATCGCTATTTCTTCTTATTTCGTTTTTCTATTTCGACAGATTCTTTAGCATCTTTAGCTAATTTAGACATGGTCGCAGTTATTGAACTTGATAAACTTTCAGCGCCTTCATATTTTCCATAAGAGTCATAAAATCCGAACGTAATCTCCGATGTAAAATTTCCAGGAGAGATTGTATGAGACACGCCAATAACGTTATACATGTTGTCTATCGTAGTTCCTGTTCCCAAATCAACAAAATATTGTTGCATATATTCTACGGTTGGACATCCCATCGTTGATAATGAAAGTTGCCCAGGAATAACTCTCAATGGTAAATCTCCTTGACCTGATCCATTCGGCAACGAAGGGTTATCTGAACTTTTCTGATTCTTCAACATCATGATTGTGCTGATCAATGCATCTTGGTTAGAAGAATATGACACGTTCTTTACAGCAGTTCCATTTGTACCAATGATAATACTGGGTGTATGTCTTGTTAGTTCGCGTTTAACTGCCTCAAATCTAACTTTTCCGCTTGTGCCGAGGCCTCCAAATCCCGCGCTTCGAACTTTTACTGGTGTGTTTAGCTGCGCGCCATCAATGGTCGAAGAAGCTTGATTACTTTTAGAATTGAACGTATTAGTAACGACAGGGTCAACAGTTTTTTTATTGGGGGGAGTGGGCTCTTTTTGCCTAAAAATATTTTTTGCGTCGGCACGGAATTTGTTCTTCCAAGAAGATTCAACTTCTACGAAAGCACCAGAATCATCGCGTAATATGTCAACTGCCGATTTATGAGGAGTACCAGCCTTATCATAAACATGAATTCTTATTATTTTTGACGATCCAGCATCGCGATTGGATTTAATGCCTGAAGCTTGCGAGGTGGCTGCTGCCTCAAATGATGTCAAAAGATCAGACGTTCTTGTACCATCACTAACGACATATGCAGTTTCAACAAAAAAGTCTACAGCAGGCATTACGAACGCTGATCCTAATCCTTCATTAGAAATCTGTCGTTGAAGCAATACGTCATCTTGATCTTTTTTTAATGCTCCTTTTTCATCATACAAATCGCTGAATCCAAAAGCCATATTCTTTATGTCGCCGAATTGAGACTCTCTAACAACTTCAAGGAAATTAACGAGCGTCATGCGTTCGCCTTTTTTCTGAACAACGGCCTCTGCATATTTTTTTTCTAATGCGGCGGTGTCGATCGGAAAATCTCCTATATTAACATTCGCGACAGTTCCAGCATGATCATTAAAGTTATAAAAAATGATCTGATACTCGTCCACGATTGGTTCTGCATTCTCTATTGTTCTTGCTGCAGAAGCGAAATAAACAGCAAACAATCTAGCAAAAGACACATCGCCATATCCTTTTATCAAATTGGCCAGTTGCCCTTGACGACCTTGCGGGTTTTGTTGTTTAGCTAGTTTTTCATAAAGTTTAGTTAGCGGATGTGTGACGACGTTTCCTTCATCTTTATCAAACTTTCCGGGAGCAATAGCAAAAAAATCTGGAGCTTCATCATTTTTCAAAGCTGAAAAACGATTTGCCGTAGTTCTTGCTGCAACTGTATCAAGCTGAACTAGCGATTGCGTTTTCGTAGAATTACCGACTATTCCAAAAGCTGATTCGACTTTAGACAAAAATTCAGCGACGCGAGGATCAGCATTGCTTTTTAAGGCGTTCCTGACGACAGCCAGCTCTGAATTCAAAGTTTGCTTATCTATGTTTGGAATAGTTCCACCTAATGCTGCACCGATGACTTGTGAACCACGGATATCTTTTGCTCCTGAAGTAAAATTAGACAACCCAAGTGCTTCGGCAAGAGTCTTAATTTCACGAAGGCGGTATTCAAATTCTGCTTGTTCTAATTCAAATTCAGCTGACCCTAGCGTCGGAGATACTTCAATCATCTCAGACATACCCTTAGTGAATAAGCTCAACGTTACCGTAGCTATGCCTGAAGAATCTATAGATATTGAACTATTTCTGACGCCATAAGCTTCTCTTTTCATCATGTTTTCATTGATGAAACTGCTATAAACATTCTCTTCGTTGTCTGTCGAAGATTTCGTTTGTGCAGGGGCGCGCCAACCATAGGTCGCCCAAATTGTTGTAGCTTGATATAGCTTTGGATTTAAAAAATCTGCAATTTCAACTAATCTTGATCTGTCGAATATTTTTAGAGTTAGAGTTGCTGTCCTGAAAGAAAAAAGCCCTGTGCTTGGTTTGATGTCAGCTGTAAAACTGCTTATGGTTCCGAAAGGAAGCGTTTTATTTAGAACCGCGTTATAACGTGGTGCAGTCTCTTGATCATAATCCATGTTGATCATCGTCTGCGGCATCGTGAATAATTCCATTCCGGTCGTCGTTGATTGATTACCTTCCTTAACGGGTTTTACGTCTTTAGGATCAGGAGGTGTGTATTTTGATGCTTTTCGACCTGCTTGCCTGCGGCGAGCGACGAGGTCTTCTGCAGACATCTCAAACTTATATACGTTTTTATATTTATTTTGAACCGTTGCGTCGTAAATGAGCGCGCTCGCGTTTTTATCTGTTTCTACACCCGCAATATCTACAGGTTCAGAACCAAGAAGAAACTTTAACTGGCTCATAACAGTTAAAGTCCTGTTTTTTTCATCTAAATCCGTAATTTTTCTATCAAAAACGAACCTAACGTCTAGATAAGGAGCTAGTTGAGACATCATCAACGTAGGCATATAATTCATGAACGTTGACGTCACATCCGCATTTCTCATCTTTAAATCTATCGACGGCGTGTCGACTAGAATCATCGTTAAAGAAGTTTTTAGATTAGAAACAGCGCCGCCACCCTCGACTGGTTTCGATGCGTCGAGCAATGAACGTAATGTTCTATCCGTCGCCAACCCTTTCGTCTTCTTTCCATTGACGTCTACAGTTCCTAAACAGTTGTACGCAGAAGGCCTTCCATTGTTCTCATACCAAGTTTTAATTTGTGTTTCAACAGTAGATGAAGTACCATCACCGCTGTAGTAATAAAATCTCAATTTTTGAGCCAAAAAATTCCCAGTGGACTTATTATCGTCGTTAAAGGCTCTAGGGGATGTGCTTATTAGTTCGAGTTTTTCCCACAACGTTTTGCCTGGATAAAATCCTGGCTCTTTAGGGAACAACAGATCTATAAGAGCGCTAAAGTCGGATTCTGTTCCAATGTTTGAATTTGCAGCTGCCGCGGACGCTGCAATTTCATCAGTTGTAATAAATTCTTTATAAATTCCTTGCAGCGAATTAAGTCGTGAGGATTTTTTTGGAGTTTCGTTGGGTTTGGACATGAATTAATCATCCTACGATGGCTGCTACCGCGTTGATGTCTGGTATGTTAATTATGGTTCCAGGGGGTACCTGCAATCCCCATCCTATATCGCTCGCAGCTGCCAGGACCCACCAAAATCGAGAATCTTTATAGTATAATGCAGCCAAATGATCCAAACGTTGACTTTCTGACAACGTGATGACTTCGATGATCGGAATTAGCCCATTGTTCACAGCAATGCGCACGGCTGCAGCAGAACGAGAAGTTCCATACTGAAAACCGAATCCTAACTTCGGCGAGCTACGATAACGACTAAATGTGGCCATAAATCATGATGTCCTTATTTGTCTACCTCTAGGTTATTTTTTGAATGAGGCCATTCCAGATCCAACAGGGTAAATTGGAGCCCTGTTATATCCTTGGTGGTCGATTCCAGGGGAGATGTCATGGATTGGTGAGAATGATATTGTCACTTTACACATCTTTGGAGCAGTTTGATCAGGATCTATTCCCCATGTTGTTTGATTGTACCAATCAAAATTCATAGATTCTATCATTCCTGCAAGTCCTTTTCCTCCTGCAGATTCGAACGATTTTACGATTGCGTTACCTCTCGGATCCATGAAATTAGTTAACTCGCCATAAGTTGCTTGAGTGGTGGGAGATATCGTAACCGTGTTAGGATCAAGAAGATCGCTAAGCTCTAAATCAGATATATTAAAAATACGTTCAGCCGTGTAGGCGTTAGGAGCCTGTGGGGGTGAACCTTGTGCTATCTCCCCTACAGATGGTATTTCATAATCATATGAAACTTTATATGAATCATCGGTGAATATTCCAACGATAGTAGCCTTTTTCACAATCGCGGCTGGATCAAGATAGTTTTTAGTAAATTCATCTTGTTTCAGCGCTTCTAAAAGCTTAGTTGTATTTAATGCTTTTCCGATATATTTTTGATCTGTTTTAGTCTTAAACTCGGTCACAGTCGCAGCGTTTGTTTCGTTAATTTTTTTAATCTCAGCATCTCGAAGAGTCGTTTGATCTTTATTCAAAAAATCTAGCTTTATTGCATCGCCAGCGTTCACGGCTTCTGATGTTTGTGTGTTTGGAAGAGTTGCATCACCGTCAGTTGCACCAAAGAGACGAGCAAGAGCAAATCTTGAATAATTTGAACGCAGCACATCTCCTAACCTTATACGAATTAATGGAGAAGATCCAATCATTTGACTAAATGGCGCTTTAAATTGATAATTGTCTCCGACTAGATCGCGGCCGGCAGTATATTGTGGATACACAAGTGTCGTTAACTTATTGATTTTGAACCACATGTGTTGAAAGTCATCTTCGCTCGTGGCTGCTACAACAAAACTCATTCCTATCTTACGAGTTGTTCCCTTATAAATCTTCACGGGCTCAACTCTGCCGAAGCCTTCCACGGTTTCATATGATGCAGAATAATCATCAGTCAGCGAAGACAAAAATGCGTGGAAAGAAACAATTTCGTTTGTACGAACGTCATGAAAATAAAAAGGAACATACTCTGCATCAAGAATTTTCTCCATGTTAATTCTATCTTCATTAGAGATTCTTCCCTTATCGGCTGGTGGGTCATAGAGTCTGACTCTCGCTTTATTTCTTGATAACCCTAAAACTCCTTTAAACGATCCCAACCCATTTTCTTGATCGTTGTCCAAAAGTTGGAGTCCTTTGATACTTTTCGGTACCAAGTACATCGAAGGAGCTCGTTGCGAACTCCATGCGAGGGTTGGATCATAAGTTGCTATGTTAGTTAGCCTGCTTTTTCTGACAGTTGAATGAGCAATTGCTCTTGCGTCGGCGGCATCGAAGCCAGAGACATCTATAGGGTTTCCGCTTGGATCAATTGTCTTTTGGCCGCGCAGATTTCTGCGGTCTAATATGACATCTCCTAAGCCTGCAAAAACGTTAATTGCGGACACGAGCTTAGAAGATCTAAAAACCTTTAAAATTCCGAGAGCTGTCTTCGCACCTGCCACGGCGTTTAATGTTCCACGTTTGTAGATGTCTTGAAAGTATTGAGCCATTATTAGCCCTGAACGAATAATCGTCCTTGCAATGACTAAGTTTGCTCCTACTGCAGACCCCTCGCCAACAAGTGAATCAACACCAGTTCCTATTGTTACATCGATGATGCGGGTCTCGGCGTCGGATTCCGTTCCTTCTCTTCCTAAAAAGAAATTGCGGGCGCCTACGCCCACGGCAGTAGCAAACGTATTGTTTGTTTTCCTAAACCCTGCCAATCCGATGTCTAAAGACGTGTTGCCAATTCGTTTTGGATCTTCAACAAACTTATAAGAACCAAGAACTCGTTCTCCAGACGACGTTTTAGTAATTACTTTTTCATATTTAACGTCGGTAAATGCCCCAAGAAGCTCGCTGATTGCAAGGACTAAAAGAGACATCGTGACGCTAAGACCTATGCTACTTGGATCGTCGAACGGCTCAGAAGGGCTTGTTAACGTTCCCCACGACTGACCATCAAACGGCGCGATAGATGTTAAAGCTCCAGTGTCAAATTCTGCATCATCGTCTAAAGATGAAAGAACGTTTTTTGCTTCTAATAATACATTATTAACTTTTAAGATTCCTAATTGGGCAACTGAAGGTAACACTGCTCCAAGTTCAGCTGCATTTCCCAACGGATTAAACGGTGAGGTGGCACTTGAGGTCCACGCAGGAATTTCCGCGGAGGCTCTTTGCATCAATCCAATGCCCACTGCAGCCATCTTTAATTGAGGCACTTCCGTGCCATCTGCAAGCTTAAGATTTTTATTAAATGTTGCGCCTATACCTTTGATCATCCCAGGAGCCCATCTACCTTTTAAAGCCATGTTAGACAGCGCATCACCTCTAGTTCCGACGTATGCGTTCAAAGGATTGTCGGAATCGATTCCTGTCCCACCTTGAATTGTCCCGCGGGAATCTAAAGCAGAGCTTCCGTCATCGGCAATTTGTCCGCTAGAATACGCTGCCGTCTTTGCTCCCGGACTAGCTACATCTAAATTTCCTGTAACGTTCTTTAAAAGATTATTACCGTCGTACGGTGCAGAGCCTTTTCCTTTATTAAATCCTGTGATAGTTGGATCGCTTGATAGCGGCTTGACGTCTTCTCTTTTTGCAAAGAAATTCTCGTTTGTTTCCACAGGGCTGATTATTGTTGGAAACCCAGTCACTGGATCAGTCAACGGAATCAAACTTTCGTCTGATCCATCAACTGGAAATTTATTTTTTGAAGTTACAGAAGAAGCTTTGTGGCGCATGTCGTTCAACGTCACAGGATTTTTTTCAGCTTCTGAATAGTTTCCTAAAACGTTTGAATCATTGATTTTGGCTTCAAATGTCGCAGGCTGCGGATTTGTGACATCAATCTCTGGAGCTAAGAACGGGGCCGGCGGATTAAACTCATTCGATGCGATTGAATTGTCAACGTACGGATGAATTGGTGATGTCTGATCACCGACATCAGTTAGAAGCGCGTTGCCATCAGGTATCGCACCTTCCGCCTTGCCTTTTTTGAAGCTTTCTTTGATCGCAGGATAATTCTTTGAAAAAGAACTTGGTAAATTATCAACAAATTTTTCAGAATTTTGTGAAGGCGCTAGAGGAAGAGGGAAACCCTTTTCGTCTGATATTGTTCCTTGTTGTGTCGACGGCGTGGGGGCATCAACTGAATACTTGTTAGGAACACCTTTTGAAGCGCCAACCTTACCCTTCGTCGTCTCACTGAGGTATTTACCTAGAGTTATTCGAGTGTCCTTACTAATGTCTTTGACGGTTTTATCAACCGTCATATCGCCATGATCTGGATTGTCTAGAATTGGATTGGTAGGAGGGCTCTCAGACCCGCCTGTGTCGACGGTGTAAACCTTACCATCAACTGGATTGACGAAACCTGGTGCACCTGTCTTAATTCCTGACATTCGATTTCTTAGCCCCTCGAACCTGACATGATAGGCATGCCATCACTCTCTTTAATTATGCCATCACCCGTTTTTAGCGCCTCTGAGATTTGGAGCGCAATCTGTGGATCTTCTCTCATTGTGCCGGCAGCAAAAGCCAACGCTTCAAATAAATTGCCTGCAATATGTTCAACTGTAGCAATAATCTGACGACGCTCTTCTGCACTGGAAACTTTTTTTAGCGCCGCAAGATATTCAGGTTTTGATCTCAGCTTTTTAAAATATTCATTCTTAGAATCTATTTTCATGGTTTATTTCTAGATGTTATCATGTGCTAGGCGGGACGACCTCTATTCCTTGATTTTGAATTCCTCGCACTTTGGCACCAGGACCTTTGTCCGCGAGCCCATTAAGCGTGGTAACGACGATGGAATCGTTCGAGGTAACCAAGACTTTTTCAAGTTCTCTTGCGTTCATTTCAATCTTAAAATGGAACTCCATTTTCATCTGACCGTTGGGCGTCGTTACTGTCTTAGCTGGATTTGCAACCTTCATTTTCCCGCCGGCATCAGTTTCTACCTTCACTGGAATATTTGCTGTAATTCCTCCGGCAAGAGCTTCTCCCATTTTTGTGTTAAAGTCAGACAAGCTAGTAAGCAATGTGTTAATTGACTCGGTGATGTCTGCGGACAAACTATCTGAAACCACTTGAAGAATTTTAGCAACACTTTCGCCCCATGCAGTTGCCTTTTCTTCAAGACCAGTTATGTCTGCAGGTGTTCCTAATCGATCAACAAGACTAGTGCCTTGATCATTTGAAGGACCCATAAATTCCCCTAAAACGGAAAGATTAGTCGTAAAATCTCCAGAAAAAAGATCTTTCATGGCGTCGGAAAATTTTGATTTTGACTCAGAAAGTTTGCCAATGGTTTTAGTTAATACGTTCATCCTGTCAGAGAATCTTCTTACAGCAATTTCTACGTAATTAACATGCGTATACGCATTTGAAATAGCTTCCTTTGCGAACTCAGCTATTTCAAATTTATTTACCTCTTTCCCGTTAGATAGCTTACCGCCAGCAAACACCAAAAGTAAGTCTGCAAACCCGACTTTAAAAGCGTCGAATCCATTTATAAATTTCCCGACAACTCCTGATTTAGCATCTCCCATGCCGGCCATGAGTTCTCCTGCTTTATCAAGGTTTGCAATAGAGGTTGTTATTGTATTTGTAAAAGTGGTAATCTGCGTTAATCCTACAAGACTTAATTTAAATTTTTCTTCATCCTGAGGGTTTGTCCATAAAGAGAAATTCATTGAACTTAATGTTTCACGAATCTTATCCATGGACTTTTCAAATGCATCTTTTCCGCCGGTCAGCTTTGCTCCAATATCTTGAATTTTCTTTATTCTTTCTTCAACGTTGTCAACTGTGGTTAATCCCATTTCAGCTGATGTCTTTTTAAACATCTCATCTGCTTGTTGCAAATCCTTTTTCTTTTGTTCTTCGGCGGCGGCGGCGGTGGGTCGTGCTGGTTTCCCAGCATTTCTTTTAGCTTCACGATCTACCATTTCCGCGACTTTTATATTGTCTTTATATACTTTTTGTAAATGTTGCTTTATTTTCAGTTTTTTGTCTTCTGTCCATACAAAAACTTTTTCTCCAAATTGAGATTCATACATGCTCTCCAATTCGGCCTCGTTTAATTCAATATCACCTTGCGCGTTAATACCTGTTTTGTTGCGTAAGGCTTGAACGCCGCCAGACTTCGCTGCGTCAGCAATGTCTTTTTGAGCAGCAGCTGCCTGTGCATCCATTTCGGCCATTTCCTTTTTGAGCTGGCCTGCTTGGTCCACTGCCTCCTTGATTGCAAGGGCTGCTGCCGCCGCGGCAAGGAGGGGTGCCATCGCAGCTGCGATGGCAGGGGCAGCGGCTGTAGCCGCTGCGCCGATAGAAGCAAACCATGCTGCAAAAGTAGGCACTGCAGCCATCAACCCGGTTCCAAGTGCCGAAATAAAACCAGGAGCAGCTGCTGCCGCGGCCGGCGCTGCTGATGAAGCAAGGGCTCCACTAATCGCCGATGCTGTAGCCTGTGTTGCTAACGATGTAGCGATTGCTGAACCGATCAGCGATACGAGTTGTGGGCCTACAGTGACGGCCAAAATTTCCCATTTATATTCTGAAAAAAACGATTTTAACTTGTCACCAAGGTACGTCATTATCTGATCGATGATCCGCATCATTGGTTCTTTAATTTTCACAAATGCATTCATGAATGCATCGCCAATAGGAGAAAATTCTTTTTTCGCGCCGGCAAGTAATTTTCCTGCAGCGGATTTTGCACCTGAAGTATCAACGCCGTTTTCAATTGCGTCAGCTATCGCCGTGAAGGCATCGGCGAGCAGGTCTCCTATGGCGGTTATTGCGGTCGCAGCTATTTGTTTTACTGCATTCCAAAATTCAGTTATTCCTTGTAGAAATTCTGAACCGGCAGGACCTTGTTTCGTAAAATATTGTGTAATTTCTTTCCAAAGGTTACTAAATAAATCTCTTACATCGCCTGTTCCGGATTGTAACTTTTTGAAAAATTTACCGAATACATCAGTAAATCCATTGAACATTCCTCCTACTGCAGATGGATTAAAGAAGCTTGCCAATGCATCGAGCATCTTTTTGACGCCTGGAAATGTTTCTACAAATATCGCGCCGAGTCGTCTACCTGCTGCAAAGACAGCATCAATCGCTTGTTGAAGATTTCCAAGAACTTTTCGCATGTCTGAAGAAGTTGCAACACCTTCATAAAATCCGTCAAGGAACGTTTCAAAGAATCCCTTAGATTGTGTTTGAAGTTCACGAACAACTTGTTTTATGTCTTGTGAGACTTCTTTCAAGGCTTGTCCAGTAGACATCATTTGCTTCTCTACACTGTTTCCAGCTTCTTTGATGTTTTCAAGAGAAGTACCTTGATTTTTATTAGACAATGTCTGTCGTACAGTAGCTTCGTCCATTCCTACGGTCGATGCCAACAATTTTAACTCTTGACGATTCATTTGATCAGCTGATTTACCTGCAGCATCAAGAGCCGCCTTGACTTTGGCGAGCGCGTCTGCAGGGGTTTTTGCGCTGACTAACTCCATAGTGTCGATGTTAACGCCGAAAGCTTGAGATAGTTTTGATACATTCTCTGCTGCCTGATCGAACGTGTCAAATGCATCCAAAATGCCTGTGATATCCGACAGTTCAACGCCGAGCTTATGAGCATATACCGCAGCTTGACCAATTTCTTTGACTGTTGCATTGGCAAAGTGCTTCACATCTAACATCGCCTTCGTCATCGACTTAGATATGAGTTTTGAATCAACACCAAAACGAGATGAAAGACCCTTCGAGTATTTAGTCATCTCAGTGCCAAGACCCTCCATGGTCCTGCCGGTAGAAATTGCGACGCCCATCAACTTGCCTAATTGCTCGGTGGAAATCCCTAATCCCTTTGCAAACCCGACAACGTTGGCGCCTCTTTGACCCTTAAACTGGTCCTGAAGTTTATCGAAGGCTGCAGGAGCAGCTGAAGCAACTTCATTCGCAAACCTTATTGCTTCAGCTGCATTTTCGAATACTTGCATCGCGCCGAGACCGGCGATAGAAGCAGAAGCTAATGACTTTCCAAAATCTAAGACAGCTTTTCCAGTACCTTTTGAAATATCCCCGAAATTTTCACGAATTTCTTCGGCGGCGCGCCGGTTTTCTGTCGCGTACTTTCTTTGTTCTTGAGCCATCTCAAAGAGACCTTCATAAATCCCCTTGAAAAAATCGAAGATGCCCATCGCAACATCAGCTACAAAAGAAAAAATACCTTTGATAACGTCAAATGCGCCTCCTATAAAAGAAGTTAGAGCCTTGAATATTTTTCCGAGACCTTGTACTGCGACACCAAAAGCAGTCACGCTAACTTTCGCTTTTTTAGAAGACTGATCAATCTGCGCAAAAATATTGCTTTGGCCGTCTTGACCTCCTCCTTTTTTCTTAAATCCAGCTGATTTAGCTGCATCATCTTGCGCTTTTCCCATCTTCTTTAAAGAGTTTGTAAGACCGTCCAAAGATTGAGAAGAAGTTTCTGACTTCTCTGCTGCAGAACCTAATTTATCTCCAAAAAGCGCAGCAGCAGCTGCGGCAATCTCAAAAGATTTGCTAGATTGTTCGCTAAAATCCTGCATCTCTTTTCGAAGGGCTTCCATAGCCTCTTTTTGCTTTTCAGCAAGCTTCGAGATGACATCATCAGGAACTGTATTTGGCGGAGGCGTTCCGCCTCCAGTTTTTCCTCCTCGCTTTGCCATTTATATCACCAGAAAAGTTTCAAAGCAACCATTGCGTTCCGAAAGTACTTTCAAATGAATGAGCAGCCATTAACTTAGAATTTAATCTCTCTGAGATTAAATCAATAGTCGAATTGGGATTTGAAAGCTCATCTTGAAACTTTTTTGATTCTATCATCGCTTTGCGAACAACACCAATTTGGTCTGGCGTTCCGATCAAATTAACTTCTGTCGTTTTTGAATCAACAAGCCATGATGCAATTGCTTCAAACAACGCACGTTTAATTGTCTCATTACCTGACATTTGGCCTAAAGAAATGGAAGATTTTTCGTTATGATGCGCCATGCATATATCTACACCCACGAAATAAACAAATGCCAATATTTAAAAGACTCGATGATAAATTATGTAAATCTACGCAAACGAGAAGGAGTTTCTGCTCGAGCATGTCCAGATAAAGCCCTAACATCAGGCGAGTTATCATGTAGGGCCCTGGATTGCGCATGACCATCGTCACTAGTTCTTGACAATTCTCTGCTTATTCTATCGATGAACCATCGCTTATAAGAAACAGGCATATTGTATGCCTCTTTATAAGTAAACCCGCCGTAATACATCAATATAAAAATTGGTTCAAGAATAACGTCAGCTTTGTTATCAGGATGTAGGCCAAAGAAAGTTAACACCAAGCGGCATGTTCACCTCCTCTGAATGACCACATTCTGGACATACAGCCTCTTGCTTCATAGTCACACCAGGCTCATTCTGACGAATGTAATTTCGAAGAGCTAATGAATCTCGTGCCGGCATCATCTTAATAAAGTTAACAATCTTTGCTCTATCTTCGATACCGTCAATTGAAATAATCGCTTGTTGAAGAGCCGTTGTAACAGAGTTGTCAGTCTTTAATCCAAGCTTCTTTTGCTTTTCTTGTAGCACCGATAATTCTTCCTCATCGCGGCCAGTCGTGAACTTAAAGAGAACTTTCTTCTTTGTATGCGGAAGAACAAACTCAAATAAATTTTGGCCTTCGACGGTTGGATCTAACTCCAGACGTTTAAGAGGAAGTTCTGCTAAATTAAAAGTTTGCTTGTTCTTTGCTTCACATTCGCCACATGGAACCTCTGCAGTATAATCAGCTCCATAACCTGTAATGCGAACTGCGACCATTAAAGCGTTTCGATCGCCAGCAAGAAGATCAAGCGTGTTAATAGTCTTGTCAACTAGACATGATTTAATCAATTCAGTAACAACTGTTCCTTTTTTCAGCAAGGCTCTGCTTGTTAAGATGTCTTCTTCACGAGCCGTCATTGGACGAATCTCAACAGTCTCTCTTCCGCTCAATGAAGAAGCAGAAGAATAGACTTTCCCATTTGACGGAAGAGGAACAAGCTCAGTTGGAATGTCCAAACCAAACTCTGCTTTCACGGCGTCTGCATGCGAAATTGATTGTATTCGATTATCGTGACCGGCTGGAGCACCTTGTGTGAAAACTGAATTCTTAATTTCTCTATTATCCGACATACGTCTCCTGTGAATTACTACATTATGTAATCATTCTAATCGAATGTAAAACCATAATGACAAAGAAAAATCACATGAAAATAAACTTGTAACAAGAGCATAAACGAAATTACCTCCACAGCATAAAGCCATAGAGGTAATTGAAATTATCTTTATGATTTGATAAAGATTTTTTATTGTATCAGTACTGCAGTACGCAGTTGTCGTAACGAAGTGTTAGAGCAATTTCAACCGGATTACCATCTTCGTATGTAACTTCATTGAAGTTTGCATCTGTGATGAATGCACCCTTGATGTCCCATAATTCTATAACTGTGCCGACTGGGTCAAGCATCTTCAATTGGATGTCACGTTTGTAAAAGTCTGCGTAGCCAGAACGACCGGAAACAGACTCAAAGTGGAGGCGGATCCATTCCATGACCTGTTGTGCACCTGATGGAGCGATTGGGTCGTGGAGTGTTACGTTCATCGCATTAAATGTCGTCTTACCTGCGAGGTAACGCGTTGAGTTGATGAATGGAATTGGGACTTCTTCTGTCGTGACCTGAGGACGTGCCGCGGTCTTGATGATGTAGGCGTCAATACCTTCGATCATCAGAACCCAACGATTTTTTCGTTTGGGTTCGAATTTGTTTGGAATCATTGATGTAACGTCTAGTGTCTCAGCCATTGTGGTGTTCTCCTATAGGGGTGAGTATTGATAAATATTCCTATATGAAAAGCTAAGATCTTTTTTCAACAATTTTTATCAACTTAAGAATATATTATGGGTAAGGGAAGCGCAAGAACAGATGGGTAAGAATGAATTGAAGGTTATACAATGTCCTTTGTGCAATCTGTTTGAATCAAAGAGATTAACGTCTTTTGAAAGTCACCTTGAAATAGCGCATGGAATCACGTCGCAACAGCTATGGAATCAGGTCAACGGGGGGCCGAAGAAATGCGCATGCGGTTGTAATCAAGAAACGAAATGGAATGGGTGGTGGAAAGGATATTCCACTGTCATAAATGGTCATAATGCTTTTATTTACAAGATGATGGATATTGATTCAGCGAAAGAAATCGCCAGAAAAAGATCAGAATCTTTGAAGGGCAAGTCAGGCTGGTCCAAAGGATTAACGAAAGAAACAGATGACAGGATTAAAGAAAGAGCAGCCGCGACAAAGGTGGGTCGAAAGAAGGGATTTAACAATGGGTCAATTAAGATTTGGAACAAAGGATTAACGTCTGATACGGATCCAAGAATCGCTAATGTTAAAGAAAATCTAAAGAATAAGTTTGCAATGGGAGAAATTATTCCTTGGGCAAAAGGATTATCGAAAGAAACAGACGATCGAATCAAGACGATGTCTCAAAAAGTTTCGCTAAAATTGAAACAAAAACATATAAGAGAACACCTAGACCAGTTAAAAAGATTGCCTCACGATGAAATAAAAGAAAGAATTGAAAAAACAGGACAATTAAAAGTTATTGGTGGGTTAGAAAATTATATTAACGATGCGCAAAAGATCATTGTAGTAGAGTGTAGCGGATGCGAAAAACAGTTTCAGGGATCTCTTAGAAGCCTACAACGAGGAAAATGTTTCTTTTGTTCTCCAGGCGGTTCTATAGCACAAGAAGAGATAGCAAAATGGATTGAATCATTGGGATTCACGGTATCGAGAAATGTTAGAAAAGTCTTAGGGGGACTTGAACTTGACATCTTCGTTGAGGATAAAAAATTTGCAATAGAATACAACGGGTTGTATTGGCATAGTCACGTTAATAAGACACAAGGATATCATAATAACAAGACGTTGACCGCAGAACAATCTGGTATTAATTTGCTACATATATTTGAAGATGAATGGAGAGATAAACGTAACATTATTCAATCCATGATTCTCTCACGGTTGGGCATGGCACAAAAGACAATTGCAGCCAGAAAATGTGCCGTAAGACAGTTAACGAAAACTGAAAGAAAAATATTTTTTGAAGAGAATCATGCAGATGGCGATATTGTTTCTATAGACTCATGGGGATTGTTTGATAACGAAGGACAGATAGTTTATGGAATATCTATAAGAAAGCCATTTCATAAGAAGCATGATGCTATTGAAATAGCAAGATGTTGTCCTAAGCTGAATCATAATGTTCAAGGCGGCCTTGGCAGACTCATAAAATATGTCAAAAAATGGTCCAATGAAAATGGTTATAAGAAAATCGTAACATATGTTGACCACCGTTGGGGTGGAACTGGCAACGGATATAGACATGCTGGATTTAAGGAAATTTCAAAAACTCCACCAAGGTTTTGGTGGACAGACTTTGAGAAAAGGTATAACAGATTTAAGTTTAAGGCAGATTCGTCTGAAGGATTGACTGAAGCGCAGGTTGCAGAATCTGCGGGCGTTGTAAAAATATGGGGATGCGAGAACTTTGTTCTTGAATTAAACGTTTATATTTCTGAACTTAAACCATTTGACACAACGAACTCTAAAGACATATATTCTAAAGTTCTTGTAGGTTGAACGTAAATTTTTCCTCTAATGGTGTGATTGTCGATGTCGGATTGTGTTGTAGATGACGTGTCGATCTTGACATTAAAGCTCTGTAATCCAAATAGAGATTGGATGTTAGCCAACCGGGCGCCGGCTTCGCTAGAAAATCTATTTATAACAGATTCGAGATTGGGTTCGAAGAGTAATCGTATTGCAATATCTCTAATTTGTCTTCTGATTTCTAATAATAATCTTCTGACATTAATTCTATCCAAAGAAGACATCGCTTTAGTTAATGTCTTTTGTCCCCACACGACAACGCCAGAACCTTGACCTCCTACATTTGTAGGAGCGTACAAGGGATTTATATTGTTCGAATACAACGAGTTCAGATCTTGTTCTTTTAATTTTACTATCGGGGACAAGGTTGATCTCAGAGCGCCACGATTGATTCCAGCAGGAGCAAACCAAGGTTGTCCTATCGCGTCATTTAATGAAAGCGCACCGATGGCGACGACGGAAGGAGGAACTTGTATTGAATCTGTTCCATATTGATCTATGTCGATTCTCATTAAAACATCAGGAAAATATGCAGCAACAAATGAAGAATTTAATCCTCTAGAAACAAATAAATCTATAGTTTTTTGAACGTCAGGTTTAAGAGCGTTGCTATACGCTAAAGTCTTTGATATCTCTATTGGATCGCCATCATTATCAACTTGTTCTATGTCCATGACGTATAATGAGTCATATCTAGATTCTGCAACTGAAGAAGCTTCATCAGTGACGATAGGCGCTCTTATACCAGGAATTGCTAAAAGTTGCATATCAAATATTGAAGTATCATTGATGATCTGCAATGCTTTCAAATATGATGCAGCAGATGCGCCTGATGATTTTCCTCTGTTAGGATCATACATGTCTGCTACGACTGCTGCATTTGTCAGATTTGATTCATTTTCTTCAAATATGTTAACGCCGTCGAAACCTCCTTGCATGATCGTCTGGAACGATAAGAAACTCCTGCTCGTTGTATCTCTAAAATCATCTATGCAAACTCTACGAGTTTTCCCAATATCGTCTGAATTGATCTCACCATTTCTAACGTATTTTGCTAACTTCCAGTTTTGCTTTGTGGAATATCCGTTTGATCCTGTAGTTATCTTCACGTTTTCTAATGTGAATAAATTGTTGCAAAATCTATCGGCATCAATTATTCCTAATTGTGTCGTATCAGCAGTTCCCTGGTTGTCTGACACCGCGAAGTTGACGTTTGTCATCGAATTGGTAGGGAAATACTTCGTAAAACTTTCTATTGATTCATTAAAATATTTAAAATCATTTTGATTTGCTAAGCTTGTTACATGCTCTAACTTTACTCCCCATCTATGAACTGAAGAAGCATATTGCATGTCATTATTAATCGTAATGATATTATCAGCAAAAGGAATAGGCGGAACAACGGCATTTCTCAAGAAATTAGGATTTGATAGTGCAGATGCATCAATTCCACCTAATGAAGCTAATGGTGAGGAACCAGATGTTACAATATGAGATATCCCTCTAAATCCGACAGGCAATACTTCTGAAGGAATGCTAACGTCATGAATTTCTTGCGAAACTTCTACTCTAACATAACGAGACTTAACGCCGTAGTTTCCTTCTACGACAAATTTTTGGTTGTTGTCAGGCCTGTCAAAGTCAAAATATGAGTGAACATCACCTATTACTTTTGAGATGTATCTATCAGATGAAGGATTTAAACTCAGATTAACGTGAGATTCTAATGCAGGCATTATTTCATCAAAATCGTTAATGTCTCGAATTGTTAATGAGAATGTTCCATATGGATATTCTGTTTCATTATTGGATGGCATTATGTCATGGATAATGATCTTATATTTTTTTGATACATCTTCGCCAGCATCTAATGAATGAAGCTTAAATAAATTTAATGGTTTGCCATGAAATTTTTGAGAAATAAACCATGGAGTTGAAGCGTGAGAAAATCTATCTCTAAAAGCTTCATAATTTGGAACTGTTGTACTTCCTGTGTCACGGGACAAAGATGAAGTAATAAGAAACACTGATCTTTCGGTGGAGTATTTTCTTGATGAATCGTTTGGAGATTCTGCACCTGAATTTACGACTCCCGTTCCTGTCAATAATGCAGTTATTGGATGTATATCCCAATGCGTTTGCAAATAATGACCTGCCTGTTGCAACAACGATGCCGTCATATTTAAAACTCTAGTTATATAACTTGGAGATTGTATGTCCAAAGATGCAGTAATAACATTAGGATAATCTATTGAACCTTTATGACCATTCAACAACATCACGAATTGTTGTAATTGTTTGCCGTTATCATCAAATAATTGAACAGACCCTAACGTTGTACCTTTTGAAATAGCATCAGAAGCAACAAGCGTTGAAGTTGGCGCTGAGGAATCATATCCTCCACCAGAAGAGGACAGACGAAGAATAACTCCAGATGGAGTCATAAGAACTCCTCTTACGATAGGAACGGAAGTGTTAATTCCGATTCCATTTACGCTTCCAGTTCCCTGCAATCCTGCTGAGCTAAAAACGTTTGATCCAGCAGACTCCGACATGAAACAACCCAAGAAATAAGTTCTACCTAATGTTCCACCAACGTTTGCGTATGGATTTGCGCCTAAAGTTCCAGATGACGTTATATGATTTGGTTGCTCTTCTCCCACAGTGAATCCAGCATTTTTAACATCTCCAGATTGTAAACGATTCCTTCCGTCACCAACGCCTAAAACTCTGATGAATGTAACTGATTGAGCATTTTGAAGCCATTCCATGGCTGCTAATGGCCCGTAATTCGTAGTCTTTCCTAATCGGCCAGTTAAGGATCCAGATATATTTGGATAATCAAAACGATTGATAAAATCGTTAAAAGATCCAACAGACACCGGAACGAACGCTGGGCCTTTTAACGCTGTGCCTACAATCATTGCAGGAGTTCCGCTTAAGGTTGTTTGCTTAAGAAGCGTTGATCCTGCATCCTGTGCTGATATTCCTGCGCTATCAAACTTAACTTGTGACATTTATACAATCTTCTTTATGGCTCATAACTATGTCGTACATCAATCTACACAGCCTATATTTCGCCACAAATAATTAAGGGCTCCTTTCAAGAAGCCCTTAAAAATCATTTGGATATTTGATTACCTAAATTTATTAGGTAATTTACCCGATTTTATTCATTGCACTTGTTGTAGGTTGTTGGCCACAACGAAGTCGAGGCTGACGAACTCGATGGTCTTGGTTGGCTGCAAGAAGATCTTACCACGAACCGTGTTGTTCTCGACGTCCGCCTGAGTTGTGGTGGATGAATCGATGATGACGCGGAATCTCTCGAGACCAGCAAGGGCCTGAATTCTCTGAAGGCGTGGTGTGACTGCAGCCGTGAAGCGGGCGAGAGTTGCTTCGCGATTTGGCTCAAAGATGATTGTTTGCGCGATATCGCGAACCTGACGACGGATGTCAATGAGAAGGCGACGGACGTTGATACGATCGAGCGCAGATGATGTTTGTAACATCGTCTTTTGCCCCCAGACAACTACTCCGCCCTTTGGTCCAAGCCCGCCCTTCGTCGTGGAAGAAGGAGCATAGATTGGGTTGATGTCCTCATCATATAGAGAATCAAGATCGGCATCCTTGAGCTGGATGCTTGTTTCTAAGGTCGTTGGTAGATCTCCTCGGGTTAGACCGGCTGGTGCAAACCATGGGTATCCAAGAGAATCATTAAGTGCTAAAGCGCCCATAACAACTACTGATGGAGGAACAACGACTGTATTAGATGGCAAAGATGGATCCTTCATTAAAACATCTGGAAAATATGCTGCCGCAAAAGATGTATTAAGGTTTCTAGCCTTATGTTGTGTGACTGTTTCACTTACTGAAGGCTTTATTAATTTTGCAATATCAATCAAATCGCCATTCTTGTCAACTTGTTCAATATCCATAATGTATAGAGCATCGAATCTTTCTTCTGTTGCTCTAATTGCCTCATCTGTGACTATTGGAGAACGAATGCCTGGAATTGCAAGAAGTTGAATATCAACATTCGTCGTGTTCCTCATAACCTCTAAAGCCTTAAGGTACGCAGAAACGTTTGGTCCTGAAGAGCGACCTCTGTTTGCGTCATTCATGTCTGCAACGACTGCGGCATTGTTGATGTCGTTTTCATCTTGGTTGAAGATATTAACGCCGTCAAATCCTCCCTGCATGATGAATGAGAATTTAAGGAACTTACGATTTTGAGAATTTGAAAGATCGCTTATTACTATTGCGCGAGTCTTCGCGGCGGCATTTGTAACGATATCACCTTTTCTAGCATAAGATGCGTATTGCCAATCATCATTTTGTGCGACTGTTCCATTTGATCCTGTGAGAATTTGCACGTTTTCAAGCGTAAACAAGTTATTACAGAAACGATCTGCATCAAGAATACCATTTGAAGCCGTGTCTGCGACTCCGGAGTTATCTCCAACTATAACATTTGCATTAAAAATTGCATGAGTTGGAAAATGTTTTGTGAAGCTGTTAAAAGACTTATCTTGTAAATTTGAACTGTTTTGTTCCAAAACACTAGTTATGTGTTCAAACTTTGCGCCCCAATAATATTTTGAGTTTACCTGGGTTTGTAGTCCAGATCCATCGTTAAGATGATTTCTGAATGGAAGAGGAGGTTCAACTGCATTTCTTAGTTCAGTTCCTGAAGAAAGTGAACCAGAATCAACTCCACCGAGGGATGCTAAAGGAGCAGAGCCTGAAGTTACAAGATGTGCTATGCCTCTGAAGCCTAATGGCAATGCA